GGTCCATCTTCGTCTGAAGCGGAGTACGAACAAACATCTTAGTGCCGTTCGGAACATCCGTCTTGATAAACCACGCATCAGTGTCGGTAAACCGACGATTGATGTAGTAGCCTTCAGGAACCATACCCAAGTGACGAGTCGCGTTGATAGCGTTGTTATTTGGGTTCGCCTGTGCAGCACTCGTCTGAGTGTTGCCGGGGCTGCTTAGAACGCGATCTGCAATGGCCCACGAATCAACGGGAACATGCAGCGAAACCGCGCTGGCACCAATAAGAATACCACGATCATCCTTAATCTTCTGAATAGCAGTCAGAGCCGCTTCGAGAGTGGCTTCCGAAAGATCGGCAGCACCAAGAAGGTTGGACTGATTACCATCAGAGATAGTCGGATGAGCAGCAGAGAAGAACGCAGCACCATCACCAATAGTGGTCGAGAAACCATTATTGAAAAGTGCAGCAGCCTTGACCTGCTTGGTATTCGCCATTGCGCGAGCGAGACCGCGAGCGCGAAGCTTGGCAAACGTGTCATACAGATTGTCTTCCATTGCCTCTTCCGTAACCGCGAAAGCAAGTGCAATAGTTTCAGCCGTATAACGGGCAGTGTAACTTTCCTGAGCGTCGTCATAGGAGACAGCAGCACCCTCACCCTTGGTCGGCGCAGTGCCGAAACCAGTGAAGAGTACTTCTTCCTCAAATGCACGATCAGAATTTTCAACATCAAAAAGAGGTTCGTGTTCGTTATTAACCTCTCCATACTCCATTCCAAATACGGCATTCAGGCCCGGAAGGAGTTCTTTTGAAATACTAGCTCTATTAATAGCCATGATTAATCCTCCCTATTAAGCCGTTGAAGCCGTAGCAGTGACATAACGATCCCGATGGGTGTTAAGCCAAACTTCGACAATTGGATAGATATCGTTGTTACCTTCGTCAGGATACTGAGCGCGACCAACAACACGAGCAGCAAGCTCGGTTTCAGCGCCAGAACTTGCCATCAGGTAATAGCTGGACTGCCCAGTTACCGTACTGCCCGAACTAGCCGTAGAACTCACTGTAACAGTGTAGTTCTTAGCAACCGCTGCTTCAGCAGCAGAAAGCGTCAAAGAACACTGAATGTAGTAAGTTTGCGACGGATCAGTAATAACAAAGAATTTAATATCTGTGGCAGATGTCCCACCATTCCAATAACGAGAGAACTTCTGTTCTCCATTTTCAACATACTGACAACCCATGAAAACGCCAGAAGGCTTCAGGGTCGTAGCAATAAACGGCGAAATCGTTGCAAAGTTCGCGCCCGGAAGCACGACAGGATCGCCTGTGAAAATGTTGTTACTAGGTGACTGCGCCTGACCCGTTGAGGTAAGCGTAATCATATCGGTGACGGCCTCATTATTATAAGCGCCGCCTCTCTTACGAGCAGGGACAAAACCACGAAATGCTTTAGTAGTAGACATGTGTCATCTCCTTAAAGTGAAAAACGCTAACCCTGAAAATTGGGTCTTCGTCCTTTCGTTACTGTGGTTTTACTATTGTTGGAAATTGGCATACGAGAATCAGAACTGTTCATAAGCTGAGCGTTTACGGCTTGCATCATATCATCAGCCTTATTCTCGTAGAATTTCCGTTTGGCCGCTACCTTACCCGCTGGCATTTTTGCTAATGCCAAGTCTCCACGACAGACTGTGCCTTGGTAACGACCGTCTTCCCTTACGAAGGATGTAATCGACATTTCAGGAACTTCATCAGGAAGAACGAAAACCCAACCCTCTTGTAGTTTCTTACCTACATTTGAGATGTCGTCTGTGCCTTTGATGGAGATTCGTATCCAACGTAAAGCCATTCCTTCACTATCAAATCGTGATTGTACATGATCTGGAATAGCTAAAGCATTAGGCTCTTCAAAGGTCCATTCTTCTTCCTGTGTGTTGTTCTCTCTAAGCTGACTACTACGTGTTTCATTTCGTGTCATAATAATACTCCGCGCTTCTATTTAATGTTTGTATATTCACCGTCAGCCCCATTTACTTTGAGCTTTTCGGCAGCATATCTTTCAAGTGGGATATTCCATTTCTGTGCTAGGCGGATATCTTCTTGAGATAGCTTAACCTTTCTAGAACTGGATGAGGAGGAACGCGATCCCCCCGAAACCACTTGAGCAGGACTTGACGTACTGTCCTGCACACGTTGAATATCTTCCCCAAACTGTTGAGGAAAAGATTGCTTCATTCTGTTACTAATCTCCTGATAAAATTCATTATCATTTGGATCGTAACCTTCATTCTTTAGTTCCGCATCAATGGCTAGTGCCGCTGCGGTCATAACATTGTTAGTACCAAACCAATCATTCTCTGATGCCCACTCTTCTGCCTTGGGATCATTTGCAGCAGGTCTAGGAGCAACCTGCCGTTGTACTGGCTGTTCTACTGGAGCAGCTTCATAATTACGTTTAGCACTGGAAACATTCTTCAGATCACCCTGCGCTTCATTTAGCATTGTCTGAGCTTGAAGAAGTTTTTCCTTCTCGCCGTTTTCAAATGCTTCTAAGTAAGCTGCCTGAGCTAACTGAATCTTATCTGTTAACTGCTTTTCTGAAGCATCAAGACTTAGTTTATTAATCTCCTGTACTTCAGAATGCTTTGTTTTGAGGTTAGTTTCTAATTCCTCGTTCTTTTGTATGAGGGATTGAATCTGTTCGTCACGTTCTTTACGCTGACGAATGAGTTGTCGGATACGTTTCTGAGCGCCCGATGTTTCAACGCCGTCTAGCTCTGACCCACCTTTTTCTTTTTCTTCTTTTTCTTTAGGTGCAGAAACTGCAACAGCTTGTTCAGAAGGTTCTTCAATTTCATACGCAACTTCGTTCTCCTCTTCATCACTAGAAACAGTTACTTCGCTCCACTCTTCTTTTTCTACCATTATTTTTTCTTTCCCGTTGTTTACGAAACAAACGATTTAACGATTATATTAATATATTATAGCATAATATTGTTATATCTACAAATTAAGCTGATCACATACCTAAATTAAATGTAGGATCAAGATCAGTAGGGTCTTCTACACGAAGCATAATCTGGTCATCGAACAAGAGAATAAGCCGTACTCCTTTATAAAATAGCTTAGTTCCTGTATGTTTACCGTAGCAAACATAGTCCCCTTCTTTACACCATCCGCCTTTAGGAAACTTATCCCGATCTCCATACGCAAGATCACCAAGACTTAGAACTTTACCAATAGTTGTAAGATAAGACATATCTTCTTTGGTAGAATCTGGAATAATAATACCACCCTTGGTTAATGACTTAACCGAAACAGGGCGGACTAGAACATGAAAGCCGGGAAGTGATGGTAATACATCAGGGTCTGGCTGTTCAATAGGGTCTGTGATCCAGAGATCATTTTTAATAGAATTACCTAAATTTACTTGTTGCATTTTACTCCTCATCTTCGTCGTATATGCGCTTCTTTACAATATCAGTTAGACGGTCTCTTGCCCATTCTAGTCCTGTTAGTGTACCTACTATTTGCCTATACTCGGCATAATCACTAGAACTTCCATTACCAAGAGACACTCTTAGATTATTAATTTCTTCATTTAATGTTTGAACAAATTCGTCCCAGATAGTCATTACTTGAGTTTAGCAGGACCGGGAAATTCAAACGAGGACTTATCGAACTCGCCAAGGACACTACGATTTGCGCGTGTGCCATAAGACTCTTCCTTTACTACATCACCAAACGTAGCACGATTAGAAGACGGTACATGTGTAATGTATCCATCAGTAATACCTTTAACATCGGGCTTTACATGATCGTAATAGCCCTTTCCTTTTGTCATCATCGGTTGTCTCCTTGAAACTGTTTAAGAAATTCAAATATTTCTTGAGTTGTGTTTTCTTTTTCTTTACCTTGCTGCTTTTCAGCTTCAATAGCTAACTGTGTAAGAGCTTCAAGGGCTTTAATATCTTGCTTACTATTCCGATCTAGTTCGGCTTTCTCTCGTTTAAAGTTATCAGTAGAGTTAGTTTTCAACATACTAATAATCTGATCGTTCTCTTCAAGCTCAAGTTTCTTATTCTTCAGTTCCATATCAGCCGCTGAGATAGCAGTATCATTCTGAAGTTTCTGTTTCTCAAGTTCTACCTTGGCCTGTTCAAGTGCAACTAGCTGCTGCTCTGGCGACTGTGCTATGCCCATAGCCATGTTAGCATTAAGAACCTGCTGTGCAGCCTGTGCCGTAATCATTTCAATTACTTGTGGATCACGAGCAGCATCTGGACCAGCTTCCTGCATCAACTGCTGAGTCATACCTGCTACCTGTTCCTGATACTTCATGACAGAGTGTTCCTGAATGTTAGCTTCAAGAATAGGACGCAACCTTCCCATGATAGGATTAGAGCCGTTCATAGGGTCTTGGAGGTAGGCCATCTTAGTCTGGATATGTGCATCATGGTTCTGACCGGGGAATGCCCCGATAGGGATACCCTTTGTTGCAGCCATGATATCAGACACTGGGTCCATAGCTTGAGGCTCAATCTTAGGAGGTAGTATCTGTTCTAGGTTGGGCATGTTAGCCGCATGTAGAATAGTTCTATTCAATGCTTCTAGGTTAAACATTCCCGGTGGGGACTGCTGTGCCATCTGTAACGCCATGTTAGCCAACATCATGCGATGGGCATTAGATGGAATGTTAGGATCAGATACAGGGATAATATCTACGCGACCATCAAAGTCTTTTCGGAAAATACTGCGAGACTCAAATGGGACATCATATGGATATTCGTCAGGCAAGTAATCATAGTTAATACTGGCAAGGATTCTAAATTCATCCTTCTGTGATTTATGTACTCGCTTATGAATAGCTGAGAAGAACTTGCTACTGGCTTCCAGCAATGCCATAGTTGTACCAACGGGTCCATAAGAGGCAGCATCAGAGATAACTTGCTCTGTGCTATCTGCAAACTTTTGTCCTGTCAAAGCTACAAACTGTAGCATCTGATATAGAGTTGAGGAAGGCTCTTTGTAGGGGAGGGGAACAATAGCCTTTGATAAATCTATACCGGTTGCTTCAACCTCTTTAAACTCGCCCGGACTGATTGGATCATTATCTCCAACAATCCTGACACCCTTAGCTTTAAACCCACCCGGAAGATTAGCAAACTGACCTGCGTCTATGAGAGACCGCATTGCTGCCGTCGCACTCATTGTCAGATTTCCAAGAAAATGAATTAAGCCAAGACCGTAGAAACCAAAACCGGGAACAAACCTGTAATGAACAAAGTGACTCCGCTTCTCACGGTTAGGATCGTCTTGCTCATAGTTTCTACGAATACTTAGTACCTGTCGAGAATCCTGCTCAACAGTTACAATATATGGAAGTGCTTCATCAGCATCTTCAATGTCTAGATAACAATGCTGTTCCAGTAAGACATACTGAGGATCATTGTCATAATCAGGATTGAAACCAAGAATAGTATCAATCTTCTCTGCAAAAGAAGTAATCCCTGATTGAGAAGGAGTAGGAAGATCAGCATCTTGATATACTCCTGCATTGATATCTCTTTGAATATCTTTAGGACTACGATAGATTACATGCGTATATCTGTCAGCATTCCGAAGATCAGTAGCATAGTAAGAAATATAAAACTGGTCAATAGGAATAAACTCTGAGACAGGGCGCTTCAGTGTAGAGCTATAGTAAATCTTTTTAAACGCTGAACCAATCAAGGGGAGGTGGAAAAGCATTCTTTCAAATTCGTCAAAGTATTCTGGCATCTGCTCAGTAACCTGATAGTTCATAAAGTTCTGAACACGGTTAGCTTGCATTTCCTTTTCAGGAGTAGCATCACCTAGAATATTTGCTTTTACTGGGCCACTTGCAGGAAAGAGTTCCTGTGAAGCCTTCGACTGAAACTTAACAGCCGATTCAATTAGTAGTGGGTGGACTGCCGTACATGCGCCCTCAAAAGGTTCAGAACCTTGCTCTAGCTTTAAGCCTAGCAAATCAAACCCACGTTCAAACATGGACTCCCATTCAGAACGGGACTCCTTATCTGCTTGAAAATTATCTATGACCATGCGGCCAATCTCAAGAAGCTCTTCTTCTTCTAATGTCTCTGTTAAATCACCGTACCACTCAGCAACTTCGTCAGTCGCTTCCATGCCTACAGCTTCAGTAAAATCTACAATGACGCCATCACCTTCAGGATCAATCTCAATGCTTGCTCCTGTTTCAGACTGTTCCATGAGAGGGATTATATTATCCTCTTCTTCAGGGATCGTGTCGAAAGGGTTACGTTCAGTTGCCATTATGCTGTTCCTTCGTTGGCGTTATCACTATTAAATCCTAACATTTCTGCACCTTGGCCGGGACCATAAATATCATTTAATATGTCTTCAAGTCGTGTACCAGCTACTCGTTGTGCGTTCGTTAATCGTTCAACTCGTTTGACTTCTACTGCTGTTACTTCTTCAATGGGGACATTCTTAAATTCTGCAATCTTCTTTTTAATGTCGTCACCACCCAAGCCGCCGAAACCAAGGGCTTCTGCGTCCATCTCGGTGGCAGTCTCATCGGCTGTTTCAGATTTACCACCAAGACCTATAGAATCAAGAAAGCTGCCAACCGTTTCGGCAAAAGTTCTTATTGCATATGTTGGTATAAAAGGACTAAGAGCCAAATCTAGTACAGTCTCTGGTTTAGAGAACTTATTCTTAAGTTGGTTTACAATTCCTTGAAGACCTTGTGCATTAGGAGAGGCTACTCCGGGTGCGCCGGGATGACCACCAAAACCCAGTCCGTATGATTGAGGGGAATTACTATACGCGTCTTGCTCAGCTACTGCTTCAGAGTATGCTTGTTCTTCTGCCTGAGCATTTGTCACCGCTTCTGCTGTATCGGAAGGTGAGGTATCAAAGCCAATACCTATGCCCTCCTCTGCGCTGGCCGGATCAGAATCCTCACCGGGGTCACCGGGGCCGGGTCCACCAATACCTTCAGCACCCATTCCGCCACCATCGTCAGCAAAATAAGCTGGGATGCCATCAATCTTTCTACCACTACCGCCTAGCTGCTTTAATAAATCTGCTTCACTGGGATTAATATAGGCCAGTCTGTGTGGCTGACCATTAATGTTCAGACTGTTCTGAACACTAGATAGACCACCTCCTTGCGCCATAGGCATAACAGGTTGCATCCCCATG